AGAGACGGCTCCGGCCTTCTCCGTGAAGTTCTGAGAGGAGGACAACCATGGCAGCAGGAACAACCAAAACAACGGCCGCGGCCTCTGAGCCGAAGAAGGCAGCAACCACGGCCAAGGATCCGAAGAGCATGAGCCTCTTCCAGAAGTTCGTCGAGCTCCGCCGAGCCTGCCCGGAGATCGTCAAGAAGAAACACAGCGACGGCGTCAAGTACACCTTCGCGAAGATCTTCGACGTGTACGAGCTCCTCGCGCCAGCCATGAACGAGTGGGGCGTCGACTGGGACATCATCAAAGAGGAAGCCACCCGCCACCACGAGAACGGCGACCCGATGTTCTTCAGTACCTACATACAGCACACCAAGAACGGCGACCGCGTCGTCTGGGTGTATGAGGCAGATCTGACGCTCTGCTGGGTGAACGTCGACAACCCGGACGAGACGCAGGAGATCACCCTGCACGCTCTGGGAACCAACGACGGCGGCCCGGACAAGGCCAAAGGCTCCGCGTGGACGTACTGCCTGAAGTATTACCTCTTCGAGAAATTCAACATCGACCAAGGCGAGGACGACCCCGACAACAGCGACCACGGCTCAGATGCACCGCAGGCGCCTCAGAATGGCCGCCAGAACGCGGGAAGCTACCGAAGCGGACAAACTACCACCCAGAGAACGAACGCCCCGCAAAACGGCTCTCAGGGCCAACAGCGCACACTCAGCCCGGCGCAGATGAACCGGCTCTATAAAAAAGCGGAGGCCTGCGGCATGACCAAGGAGGCCGCCGACAAGCGGATCCTCGAGAAGTACGGCCACCAGAACCCCGCGGAAATGACCCGCGAACAATATGACGAGATCTGCGCGTCCCTCGACGCATACGCGCAGCAGCAGAACCAAGGAGGACAAGACAATGCTCAATAAGCAGATCACCATGGGAAGGCTGACAGCCGACCCCGAACTGAGATACACGCCGAACGGCGTGGCGGTGACGAGCTTCACGCTCGCATCACCGGAGGACAGAAAGCTCCAAGACGGCAGCACCCCGACCGACTACGTCGACTGCGTCGCATGGCGCGACTCGGCCGAGTTCATCTGCAGGTATATGCAGAAGGGCCGCCTCGTAGTGGCCGAAGGCAGACCGAAGGCCCGCAAGTACACCGACAAGAACGGCAGCAACCACAAAGTCGTGGAGCTGCACATCGACCGCATCTACTTCGCAGACAGCAACAAGAACCAGAACAACGGCCAAGACGGCCAGAGCTACGTCGCACCGGAAGGCGGCGCAGACTTCGAGGAAATCAACACCAGCGACGAGGATCTTCCGTTTTAATCGAAAGGAGGCAAGCACATGGCATGGATAGAAAGCCATCAGGAAGTCGGCCGGCACCCTAAGACGAAAAAGCTGGCCCGCCTTCTGAGCGTGAGCCTCCCGGCAGCGGTCGGGCATCTCCACTACTTCTGGTGGTGGGCGCTCGACTTCGCTCAGGACGGAACGCTCGAGAAGTATGACGGCTACGATCTCGCCGATGCGATGCAGTGGGACGGTGATCCTGATCAGCTGCTCGAGGCTATGATCGAGGCCGGGTACATAGACGACACCGAGGACGGGCTCATGATCCACGACTGGGGCGAGTACGCCGGCAAACTACTGGAAAGACGCGCGAAAGACCGCGCCAGAAAGAGAGCCGCGGCCGAAGCCGCAGGCGTTCCGCAGAACTTCCGAAGGAGTTCCGACGGAAACGACGAGGAAAGCGCAGAAACTCCGAGCGCTTCTTTCGTAACCAACCAACCAACCGTACCTAACCAACCAAACACAACCAACAGTACCAACCGAACCGAACCAACCACACCAACCGGCGACGCGCAAGCGCTTCAGGAGAGACGCTTCGCAGAGTTTTGGAAGGCATACCCGAAAAAAGTCGGCAAGGCCAGCTGCCTGAAGGCGTGGAAAAAGCTGAAGCCCACCACCGAGCTGCACGATCACATCATGACAGCGCTCGAAGCTCAGAAGAGATCCGAGCAGTGGCAACGTGAAGGCGGTCGCTATATACCGAACCCGCTCACATGGCTGAACCAAGGCAGATGGGACGACGAGCCCACAGAGGTCGGCGCCGGAGCAGCTGCAAAGCCGTCCGGAACCCTCGGAGCTCTGGCGAGCATCGTGGCCGAGGAAGAGGGTGATCAGTATTGACGAGAGCAGACACCGCGAAGCTGATCGCGATCATCGTCATGGCGTACCCGAACTTCGACAAGTTCAAAGACGACGAGCATGTCAAGGGCGTCGTGAATATGTGGGCGACTATGTTCTCAGAGGATGACCCCGGTCTCGTCGGTCTGGCCGTCAAGAAACACATCAGCACGAGCAAGTGGCCGCCCAGCGTGGCCGAGATCCGCGAGATCATGCTCGAGATGCAGCGCCCTGACCTGATCCCTCCGGATCTGGCATGGGCAGCAGTCGAGGATCTGATGAACGTGCAGGGCGAATACAACCACGGCGACCTACACCGACAGCTCCCCGAAATGATCGCCAGAGCAGTCGAGAACTGCGGCGGGTACAGCGCACTCTACCACATGCGCAAGGATATGTACCGAGGAGGCCGCGCCGGTATGGATCGCGTGGCATTTATGAACACATACACGCCGATGTATGAGCGGGAAAAAGGCCGCGCCATGTGCGGCACCGCTCTGCTGGCCTCGATCGACAGAACGACGGCCGCGATCGGAGGCGGAGAACCGCCAAGACTGGCCGAGCTCACAGAGGAGCGACGCCACCAAGAAGAACAATACAACCGGCTCTGGAGGCACGAGGGCCTCGCCCTTCTGGAGTCCGGAGATCAGGAGGACGCATGAAAAAATTGATCTATATCTGTTCCCCGTGCCGGGGAGACTACGAGACAAACATCGACAACGCTATAACGTACAGCGGCATCTGCTTCAGGATGGGCTACATCCCAGTCACGCCGCACATCTACTTCACCCGCTTCATGGACGACACCAACAGCAAGGAGCGCAGCATGGCCATGGACGCCGGGATGCAGCTGCTCCTCGAGTGCTCTGAGGTCTGGGTGTTCGGGCTTGACCATCCGAGCGAAGGCATGCAGGCCGAGATCGAGCTGGCCAAGGCCCACGGGATCCCCATCAGAGACGGCGAGAGGATCCTGAAGGAACGCGGCGGGAGGTGCTCAAGATGACAGACGCCGAACGCTACAAGAGACAGATCGCCGGAGCCCGGGCCCGCGTGGCGGGCGCTCAGTTCGAGAACCAGATCGCCGGATCTCTCGACTGGCATTTTGAGAGAGGACTCCTGAAGGCAGACAAAACCCCGGAACCGATGAAACCGATCCGCCCCATGGGCCAGCACGGCCAGTTCCTCGCGCACTACGAGAAGAAGGCGCAGGTAGACTTCAGCGGCACCATGTACGGAGGCCGAGCCATCCGCTTCGAGGCCAAGCAAACCGACACCGACCGCTTCGAGCGCAAGAGGCTGACGTCTGAACAGATGGACGACCTCAGAGACCACCAGAAGATCGGCGCCCTATGCTTCGTTCTTCTCTGCTTCGGCTTCGACCACTTCTACCGGGTGCCGTGGCAGGTCTGGGAGAACATGAAGGCAATATACGGCCGGCTCTACGTCACCGAGAAGGACGTGCAGCAGTTCCGCATCCCGTACACGGCCGGCGTCATCAAGATCCTGCACGGGATCCTGAACGTCAACGACCTGCCGGAGCCGGTTCCGCTCCCTGACATCTGTGTCGCATGCGGAACGTATGCCGGAGAGGGCGGCCAGCTCTGCCCGAACTGCAAGAAGGAGGCCGAGCGATGACACCAGCTGAAGCAAACAAGGCCGCGCTCAGACGTCTGCCGGTGATATGCAACGGCATCGAGTATCTGAGGATCTCGCAGGTCGGGTGCAGCTACGACGACAAGGGCAACCGCTCCGACTTCGTTCAACTGCTCGACAAATGCGGCCACAGCGTCACATACGCCGACCCCGCTCGCTGCGAGCTGAGGGAGGTGGCGACATGAAGATCCTGATCGCCATCGGCGTGACCGTCGTCATCCTGCTGGGGCTGCTTGCAGTGTGCTGCATCGCTCTGGCGTGGATCCACTACCCTCAAGGCATCATCAAGGCCATGAGACAGAAGAAAAAGCAAAAGCAGGAGGAAAACCATGAAGCGTGAGTTATGTGTTCCGTGTGCGGTCAAACTGGCCGACACGAACGAAGTCAAGAAAACCGGGCACCGCAGGGACAAGATCACCTGCTCCGAGTGCCAGCGCCGCAGATACGGCGGCGAGTATGAAGTCACCAAGAAAACCAACAAAGAACAGAAAACGGAGGAATAAGCCATGATCACCATCACAACCAAAACCGCAACCGAGTCCGCATGGGACAAAATCAGAGAGATGCCGCTCGCGGTCGGCACCGAAATCACCGACACACTCAAGGACGGCACGCCCATCACCTTCGAGGTGGCGGCTCTCGACATTTACGGCGCCAAGAAGGTGCTCGTCTGCAAGGACTGTCTCCCGGAGGAACACGTCATGAACAAGCGCCTCACCAACAAGGGCGGCTGGAAGGCCAGCGACATGAGGAAGCACATGAAGGACGTGCTTGAGCTGCTCCCTGACGACCTGAAGGCCGCGATCGTACCCAGAACCATCAAGCAGAAGCTCGACGACGAGGTCGTAGAGTGCGAGGATCTCCTCTGGCTGCTCTCTTCCACCGAAGTCGCCGGAGCTGGAAGCTGGTGCTCTGAGTCTGACGTCGACGATCAGCACTTCCCTCTGTATCAGACCGAGAAGTCCCGCGTCAAAGAGTGCGCCCACCACGGCACGTGGTGGTGGTGGCTCCGCTCTCCTAATGCGACGTACGCGGCCTACTTCGCCAGTGTCGGCAGCAACGGCGGCGCCGACGGCAACTACGCGAGCAACTCGTCGGGCGTGGCCTTCGGCTTCCTGCTTTAATCTTAAAATCATGATAATGAGCCCGCCCCGTGCGGGCTCGGAAGGAGAACGACATGAACGAAACAACGAAAGAAACGCGCCGGGAGAGCTACGACGCCATCCTTCCCAAAGTGAAGGAACGCGCCCGCCTGATCCTCGAGACACTCGGCAGCAAAGAAATGACCGTCAGTGAGATCGCCGAGGAGCTCGTCAGCTCCGGCAAGATCCCGTACTTCAACCGCAACTACGTCGCGCCCCGCCTCACAGAGCTGAAGGACATGGGGATCGTCGAGACCTGCGGCCGTAGAAAAGCAACCAGATCAGACGCCACCGAGGCCGTGTGGCGCCGCGTCAACGTATAAGGAGGACAAAACCATGGAAAAGAAGAACCAACAGATCAGCCGCGCCACATACAAGCGCATCAAGAGCATGGATCGCGTCCAGCTCTCCAACTACATCACCCGGATCTACCTCACCGGCTTCGAGGCCGGCCGCAAAGCGGGCACCCCGGACGTGCTCTTCAGAACGATCCGCGAGCTCCTGCTCGACACCGAGGGCATCGGAGAGATCAGAGCGAACGCCATCATGAAGAAGCTCGGCGCCATCTTTGCGCCGCAGGCTTCCGAAGAACCGACCGAGGAAACCGCAGGAACTCCTGCGGAAGATGTACCGAAAGACGAGGAAAAGCGCAGCTACAAGCCGAAAATCATCAAGGGCAAAGTCCACGACACCGGGTACCCGATCGACGGCTGCGTGATGCTCTTCAGTATGTGGGACTATGACAACCACGACAGCTGGCACCTCTACGGCTGGGACGACGACGTCGATGACGCTGTCATGAGAACGATGCACCAGACCGACGAGATCTACATGGACGACACCCCGGAACAGTTCGCAGAGCGCTGGAAGGCCAAAGAGTACGAACCCGACGGCGCGTTCTGCCTCGATCTCGACAAGGTGGAGGTCATCGAGGTGCTGCAAGAGGAGGAAACAGCATGAAGGCCATCACCATCTGGCAACCATACGCCAGCCTGATCGAGTGCAGGCTGAAGAAATACGAGACCCGGAGCTGGAAAACCAGCTACCGGGGCCCGCTCCTGATCCACTCCGGACAGAGACCGATGCGCTGGATCCTGAAGCACTCCGCCGAGGGCGCCTTGGACGTCGCGATCGAGCAGTTTGGCATCGACCAGCTGATGCAGCTGCCCGTCGGCCGCGCGATCTGCGTCGTGGATCTGGTGGACTGCATCGAGATGACGCCGGAGTTCATCGCAGCCCAGAGTCAGACAGAGCTCGCCGTCGGAGACTGGGAGCCCGGACGCTATGCGTGGAAGCTGGCGAACCCTCGGAGCGTCGAGCGGGTGGAGCTTATAGGCAAGCAGGGCCTCTGGAACGTAGAGAACGCCCTGATCAGGAACCGCTGCTGCTTCTGCGGCGCCGGTATAGACAGAAAACACGAACACAACCCCGCGCCGGCAGGCTCGGGAGTATGCTGCGAGAAGTGCAACAGCGAGATCGTCATCCCGGCACGGATCGCGGCCAGCAGAAAAGGAGGAACACGATGAAGTGCTCAGAATGTAACCACTGCGAGTTCGCCGAAGATAAGAAGGGCGGCGTCCATCGCTATTATTGCAAGCATAAGAAGGCAGCGGCCAGCGTCAACGCCACGGCCCGCCTGATCACCAGAACCAAAAGGCACGAGAAAGAGCTCACGGTCAAGACTGCACCGCGCTGGTGCCCTCTGAAGGAGGAGGTCGACAGCCATGGCGCAGAATAAGACCACCGGAGAGCCGAGAACACACGCCGCCGGGATCCCGGTCTACTGCACCTATGACGAAATCGTCCCGACCGCATCCCTCAAGCCGAACCCTCTGAACCCGAACAAGCACCCGCAGGAGCAGATCGAAGCCCTCGGTGGGATCATCAGGAAGGCCGGCTGGAGGAACAACATCACCATCAGCACCCGCTCCGGGCTGATCGTCAAAGGACACGGCCGTCTGATGGCTGCGCAGCTGGAGGAGCTCGCAGAGGTGCCCGTCGAGTACCAGCACTACGCATCAGAGGCCGAGGAGCTCGCGGATCTGACCGCAGACAACCGCCTCGCCGAGCTGGCCGAGACCGATCGCGCCATCCTCGCCGAAGTGTTCGCCCACATCGACACCGGAGAGATCGACTTCTCCCAGAGCGGCTACACCGAGGACGAATACGAGGAGCTGACCACAGCCCTCTCCGAAGCGATCCACAACGATCTGGAGGATCCCGACGTCGTGATCGAGCCGCCGGCCGAACCGGTGACGAAATACGGAGACATCTGGATCCTCGGAGGCCGCCACAGAGTCATGTGCGGCAGCTGCACCAACCCGGAGGACAAGGCGAAGCTCCTGAACGGCGAAAAGCCGCAGATCCTCCTCACCGATCCGCCGTACTGCTCCGGAGGAAGCAAGGAAAGCGACAAGAGCACCGGCAGCATCGGCACCATGAGGAAGAACGGAGAGCTCCCCATGATCGCGAACGACATCCTCAGCACCAGAGGCTACCAGAATTTGATCGGCGCCGCTCTGGCCGACATCCCGTGCGTGTATGCGTACATTTTTACAGACTGGCGCATGTGGGTGTACCTCTTCGACCTGACCGAGAGCGCAGGCTTCGGAGTCAAGAGCATGATCGTCTGGAACAAAAAGACGCCGGGCATGGGCGTCGGCTGGAGATCCCAGCATGAGCTCTGTCTCTTCGGAACCAGAGCAAAGACACACTTCAACGGCCACAAGGGCTACGGCAACGTCCTCGAGATCAGCCGCTCCGGCAACGAGCTGCACCCGACTCAGAAGCCCGTCGAACTGATCGAGAACCTGCTCGACAACACAGACTTCGCTGCGGGCGTCTATGACCCGTTCGGAGGATCCGGCACCACAATGGCGGCAGCCGAAGCGCAGAACCAGAAGAGCTTCATCATGGAGATCGCGCCCGGCTACGTTGACGTGATCGTCAAGCGCTACATAAAAATGACGAACAGCCGGAACGTCAAATGCATCCGCAACGGGGAGCAGCTCGGCGTAGAAGAGATCGCCGGGATCTTTGAGATCGCCGTCAGCGACGAAGGAGGTGGAGAGGATTGATGCGTCCGACATAAGTGAGTAAAAAAACGAGTCCAACAAAAGAGAGACTGAACGCCCACCGGGACATGCTCGAAAAGCTCGCCGCTCTGAAGCAGGAGCTCGAGTTTGCGGAGCAGTCATACGGCGACGTCAAGAGCCCGAACTACGACGGCATGCCGAAGAGTCAAGGCGACCCGCGCCGGAGCCCGATGGTCGAGGCAGTCATACGGAAGATGGAGCTCGAGGAACGAGTCAAGAAAAAAGAGGCCGAGATCGCTGCCGACTGGGCGGAGCTCGAGCCCTTCATCGAACAGCTGCAACCGATCGAGACGCTGGTCATGAACCTGCGCTACTACTACGGCGCCGAGTGGGAGGACGTCTGCTTCAACCTCTACGGCAAGCGCAGAGACTACGCGATCGAGGTCGACCGCTACATGAACCGCACCTTCAAGATCCACGGCCGCGCACTCCTGACGCTCTCCTCTCTGATGGAGGGAAACGACGGAGAACTCCGCAGGACTTCCGCAGGAACTCCGCAAGAAAGTCAGTAAAAGGAAGCGCCCGGCAGTAAAACGAAGTGAAAAGCAGCGGAAACAGTGCTAAAATGATAAACTGAAAAACGCCGTCGAGGAGAGACCCCTCTCCCCGGCGGTATTTTTATACCCATGCGGGCATGGTGGAATAGGCAGACACGTGAGTCTCAGAAGCTCATGGTCGCAAGATCGTGCGAGTTCAAGTCTCGCTGCCCGCACCATCTTCTGACAGAAAGGAGGGCGACCGAAGTGTCGAAACCCAAAGGAGCAAAAGGCAGCATGACCGTCGCGCTGCAAAACTTCGCCGGACTCCGGGAACAGCTGCAAGGCATGGACGAAGCAGCCGAGCGAGCCGTCAAGAGGACGGTCTCCGACTTCAAGAGCCGAGCCCCGGCATGGATCAGCCAAGCCGTGACCGAACACTACGGCATCAAGAAGGCCGAGGTCAAGGACGCGATCACCGGCACCA